GAGAATTAATTAATTATTAATTAATAATTAATAGAAAGAAAGAATTATATAAGAAAGAAAGAAAGGGGTAGGACATGGCGAGGGTAGGGCCTGCGGAGTTCAAGAGGAGGACTGAGGCCTCCAGGAAGAAGCGTGCCGTCTTTGTGGATGCGATGGGTGAGTGGGGGACGGTCAAGAAGGCATGTGAGCTTGCGGGTGTTTCCAGGCAGACGTACATCTGGTGGCGTCAGGTTGACCCTGATTTCGTGCAGTCGGTAGACCTTGCGCGGCAGGTCTTTGCCGAGGCCCTTGAGGAGATCGCGCTTGAACGGGTAAAGAACCCTGACAAGAACCGTGGGAGTGACGTGTTGTTATTGGGGTTACTGAATGCGAATATGCCGAGTAAGTTCCGTCCTCAGACTGCTATGAGCGAGGACAGTGCGAAGGAACTTATCACGGAGTGGAGGAAGGCGTCGAGGGAGGTCAGCAGAGATAAGGGAGTTGCAGAGCAGGATCTTCCTCAGAACCTCCAGGAAACCCTGGCGGAGATTCTTGAGAAGAGGAAGGACGTCCCCGTGGGGAAGGAAGATACGGAAGACGGGCAGGGGGATGACCGTGGCGAAGCCTAAAAGTCCGGCGAAACGGAAGAAGATGAGGAAGAAATCCCGAAGACAGGATAAGGTCGGAAAGAAGGGGTAGTGAAATGGGAGAGGAAGAACTGACTGTCGGGAATGACCAGTGTGGTTGCGGACAGGATGCTGATGGCTGCGACTGTTCCTGTGGCGAGGATGATGAGGAAGGTACTGACGGGGACGAATGACAACGATCACGAAGGGACCAAGCCTGAGTGACTACCTGTTTCAGAAGGTAGGGTTCTCTCCTACGGACGAGCAGAGACTCATCCTTGATTCCCCCTATCGTTTCAACCTCGTTGCAGGCGGCGAGCAGGCAGGGAAAAGCCTCATAGCGAGTAAGTACCTACTCTCACGTTTTGCCGAGGGGGAGTCGCGTGGCCTGTACTGGCTCGTCGCTGCGGACTACGAGAGGACACGGGCAGAGTTCGAGTATCTGTTGCAGGACTTCTCGACGCTCGGTATCCTCAGGGAAGCGTCAAAACGGGTCGACCCCGGACACCTCGTCCTTGCAGACGGGACCCGTATCGAAACGAAATCAGCCAAAGATCCCCGGACACTCGCAATGAGGGCCCCAAACGGAATCCTTGGGTGCGAGGCATCACAGCTCGACATGGAGACGTTCTTCCGACTTCGGGGAAGGTGCGCCCCCAAACGGGGATGGATGTTCCTGTCGGGGACGTTTGAGGGGAGCCTGGGGTGGTATCCCCAGATGTTCACCGCCTGGGGTTCAGGGGCGGATAAGGAAGCCAGGTCGTTCTCCCTCCCTAGCTACACCAACGTCCACCTCTACCCAGGCGGTTCCAGTGACCCGGAGATACTCCGGCTCAAGGACGTGTCAAGCGATGACTTCTTTATGGAACGGATCGAGGGGAAACCCTCTCCACCAAGAGGAGTCGTGTTTCCAGAGTTCCGTCCAGATGTCCATGTCGGGGAGGTCGAGTATGAAAAGGGAGAACCGGTGCACCTCTGGATGGATCCGGGGTACGCTGGTGCCTACGCTGTTGAAGTCGTCCAGGTGCGCGGGGAGCAGATCTGCGTCGTCGATGAGATCTACGAACAGGGGCTCGTCACGGAAGATATTATTGACGTCGCCCAATCTCGGCCCTGGTGGCAGGATGTACGGTTCGGAGTTATTGATATCGCCGGGAATCAGCATCAGGCTATGGCTGCGCCCACGGAGGTATGGATGGATAAGACCGGGCTGTATCTCTCAAGCCAGAAGATTCGGATCAACGAGGGAACAGAACGGCTGAAGGGGTGGCTCAAGATCGACCCGAAGACCCATGCAAGCAGGATTGTCTTTAATCCGAAATGTCATGGTATACTGTCGGAGTTCGGTGCAGCGCCCAACCCGTTTGACGGGCAGACAAAGGCGTACCGCTGGAAGACAGACCGTGAGGGGAATATAGTAGGGGATATACCCGAGGATAAGAATAACCACGGAGTCAAGGCGGTTATCTATGGTCTGATAGACCGGTTCGGCTACGGATACGTCGAAGGACGTGACCGTATCCGGGTGAAAAGGTGGGTGTAAATGGCACGACGGAAACCAGAGGATATCGTCGATCTCGTTGACTCGCACTACGACGCGACGGAACCACTCCGTTCCCGTATGGAGGACGACCACGCCCTCTACCGGCTCGAACCGTATGACGCGGGAGAGGGATACCAGAGCTATACCAGTAACGAACCTATGACCTTTGCCGATAAGGTCATGGGCTGGATAGCCAGTGCGGAGATGACCGTCCGTGTCCCTCATGACGGGGCGGACGGGGAACTCCGTGAGAAGAACGACCAGAAGGAACGGTTCCTTATCGGCGTGCTCCGTGCTGCCGATGAACGGCTGTGTTCCCTGATGATGCCGAATCTCAGGGATCAGCTTGCATGGTACGCTGTGCTCAGGGGATGGTACGCCGGAAGGGCGCTCCTCGCCAAGAGGGCAGACGGGACGACCTACGTCGATATCACACCGTGGGATCCGCTTCATACCTACTGGGGAACAGGAGCGGATGGACTGGAATGGGCGTGCTATAAGACGGTCAAGACCAAGGAACAGATTCTCTCCCAGTATAATATCCGGGTGGACTGGGACTCACCCAGTATCTCCGAGGGTACGTTTGTCTATGACTTCTACGACTCGGAGATGAACACGATTATTATCCATAACGGGGACTCGAACAGCCCGCTTCACCGGGTGGTGAAGAAGCAGATACGCCACGGAGCAGACCGCGTACCTGTCTTTATCGGTCCGGTTGGGGCAAATCCGCTTATCATGTCCCTCCATAATACGAGTATCAAGGATACTATCTCTGATGTGGGAGAGTCTGTCTTCCGGTCAACACGGGATCTGTATCCGAAACATAATATGATGATGAGTACCCTTCTCGAACTGACCGCACGGTCACGGAGACAGGGCCTGATCGTCCGGTCACGGGACGGTACTAAGTCGCTCGAAGAGGACCCGTACCTCGAAGGATCGGAGATCTCCCTTGCCCAGAACGAGAACGTGGAGCCGCTTGGCCTTCTGGAGGTGGCCAAGGAAACCGGCGCGTTTATGAGCCTTGTCTCAGGAGAACTCCAGAGGGGGTCACTCCCCCACTCCGTCTACGGAGAGGTTCCGTTCCAGCTCTCTGGTTACGCTATCAATACCCTCAGACAGGGTGTGGATACGGTGGTCGGGAAATACCTCCGTTCTATCGAGAAGGCGTACCAGATGATGCTGGGAATTATCTCCGATCAGTATGCCTCCGGGTCGTATAAGTCGATGGAAGTGTCCGGCATGGACCGGAACCGCACCTACTTCTCCCAGGAGATAACCCCCGATGTGATCGAGGGGACAGGTTCTCCCGAAGTCCACCTCGTCGGCCAGCTGCCACAGGACGACATGACGAAGTTCTCTATGGCACAGATCGCAAGAGAAGGCCCGACACCGCTCCTGTCCGACAGGGCGATACGGGACAGGATTCTTGCGATACAGGATGCAGACCAGATGGAGGACGCTATCAAGGAGCAGATCGCAGAGAAGATGCTCCCCGAGGCAACGCTGTGGTCACTGCTCAGGGCCGCGGAACGGCAGGGCCGTGACGACCTGGCGGATATGTACATGGGAGAACTCGTCTCTGTCCTGTTTGAGAAACGAAAAGCACTCCAGGAACGTATGGCACCAGCACCACCACCGGCACCACCAATGGGGCCGGGTATGGCACCACCTCCAGGCGGGCCGATGGGTGGCCCACCGGGGTTTCCGCCACAGGTAATGCCTGACGCAATGCTTGGCGTACCGCCTCCGGTACCGACGCCGCAGGCAGGTCCGCTCGTCCCGCCGGGAACACCCAGGCCAGGGGCGCAGGGAGGACCCTAAATGACAATGCTGCAATGGACCCCCTTCGGGTCGGTGTTCAACCCTGAAGATATTGACATCGAGAACATTACCGGTGTGTTCAAGAGCCTCCCGCTTCTCGCCAGGCTTCCCGATACCGCAACGGTTGGGATGCTCACGGAGGGGAAGAGCCTTGAACAGGTAACAAGGGATGAGGCTGATCGTGAGGCCGATATGCTCCTTGAGGACTTCCCCGGTGATATCGACCCGTATGCCGTGGACTGGGGAGAGGACAAGGACGCACTGGATAAGGCGGTCTACCAGGTGAGTAACCCCAATTCCGTAGTAACCCCGTGGGGTGGTGGGTTTGCCGATGAAGAGCTGGATATGATCTTCGATGAGTATCCGGCAGCAGTTTCTCTTATTGATGTAGAACCAGGGGAAGATGTGGAATCACTGCTCGCAGAGGCTGATGAAGTGTACGATCTCTGGGGCACAGACCTCGATCCCATGCTTGAAGAGGCGGAAGAACTTGCAATGTCTCAGGGTATGGATGTGAATGAAGTCGTCGTCCAGATGGCTGACCAGATGCTTGATATGGCAGATCAGTCAACTGCTGGTATGGAAATGGCCGGAGGACCACTTGAGGCGGAACGATTTGCTCCTTCTCAGCCACCACTTATCATGCCGGAGGAGCCCTTTGCGGATGCTCCCCCTGCTATTCCACCCCCTAGCGTACCGGAGGAAATAGACCCGCTCATGCTTGAGCAGCTAGGACCATCAGTCGGTGCGGGTATGCCACTGCAGGAACCTTCTG